TTGCAGATATGCATATTGACATCATGCATGACTGTGAAGAAAGATTAGCGATTTTTTTGGAGGAATGCCGTAAGGAAAACGTGGATTTTATTATCCATTTGGGTGATTTCGTGTATCCGAGTAATGGTCTGAAATGTACTTGCAAGCCGGAACGGACCCCTGCCAATGTGAAGGATGCATTGGAGAATCCTTGCTATGTGAATAAGGACAAGATGTTAGAAATGTATAATGGCTTTGAAAAGCCGGCATATCATGTACTGGGTAACCATGACTGCGATATGTGCACGAAGGAGCAGATGCTTGCGTACACCGGTGCACCTGGTAATTATTATTCCTTTGACTGTGGTGGTTTCCACTTCGTGGCATTGGATTCCAACAACATGAAGCTGAACGGAGAATTTGTATCTTATGCCAATGGCAACTATTTTGATCAGAATGGCGGCACCGGCATATTCCCTTATCTGACAGATCCGCAGTTAGAATGGCTGGAAAAGGATCTTCAGCAGGCAAAGGGACCTGCCATACTGTTCTCACACTACAGACTTTGCAAAGGAAATTACTGTGTATATGATCAGGAAAAGCTTCGCGAAATCATTGCAAAAGCACCTCATGGCGTTATGATGGGTATCAACGGCCATGACCATACCGACACCTTATTTAAGGTGGATAATACATGGTTCTGGGGTGTGAATAGCATGTCCAACTGTTGGCTGGGTACCAAATTTGTATGCGAAGGTCGTTACGGCAAAGAAATTGATGAAAAGTTCAAGAGTATCCGTTATGTGGCACCGTACAAGGATCCGGTATATGCAATCGTAACGCTGGATGAAAACGGGGCAAGCATCAAGGGAACCAAGTCCGACTACGTAGGACCAAGCCCGGAAGAGATGGGGGTTTACGCAGAGGGCAGTAAATTTGTCGAATCAAATATAAAGATCACGGCAGAGATTTTGGATCGGGAGTTGCCGTGGAAGAAGTAAAGAAGGAATAAGAAAAAAAGGTCTATCGGAGCGTGATGCTTTCGGTAGACCTTTTTTTCTTTGTAGGAAAGACCGCTTGTAGCGATCTCTTGCGCAAAAGCATCTAAAGACTGTAAAAAATATTAAATTAGCTGTCAGCTGATTGAGAGAAAGCTAGGAAAATCAGCTAAAAGTATATAGAATGCAAAGTTTAGCTGTCGTATAAATGCGTAAAATATTTGCTGAAGCCTCTAAAATAATGAAAAAAAGAAATTTAGCTGCTGAAGAACTGTATGGAAGGTCACCTTATAACATCTAAAATTGTTTGAAAGAAACAATTTAGCTGTCAATACTCTGTGAAAAAGATTAATAGAAGCATCTAAAACAGTGGAGAGGAAAGGATTTAGCTGCTGGGAGTTTGTAAAGCAGTGGGCAAGAAACGTCTAAAAAGATTAAAAAGGGTGAAAATAGATGAAAAGATGATTTGTGCGCAAGCGATTCGAGGGAAAAGAATAAATGTGAATATTAAATGAACAAATAAATAACAATTAATGAACCTGACGTGAATAAAGCAATAAAAAAGGTCGACCGGTTTTAAGCTGGCGACCACTATATAGCTTACCACAAAAATATATACAAGTCTAGTCTTTTTTTTGTTTTTTGCTAAAATTATATTTTGTCAATAGTTTTGCGACAAGTTTTTCAAAAAAATTTTCTATGCTAATTTTCTTATTTCTTCCTCGAATAACTCCGCTGATGTTCTGTATTCAAACATTCCCCTTGGATAATTATTTATCCATTCTTCTATATATGCTATCTCTTCGTCCGTCCTATCGTCAAAATCTACGCCCTTTGGTATGTGCCTGCGGATAAGCCTATTATTATTTTCATTCGTGCCACGTTCCCAACTGCTATAAGGGTGGCAATAGAAAACAAAGGTACGTCTACCCTCGCCCAAGGCGGACCGTTCCATACCCTCATAATCGGAAAACTCCACGCCGTTATCTACTGTAATGCTTCTAAATACTTTCGGGAACATATCGCCCCACTTTCTCTCTAATCTGTCTAATGCTTCTACTACGGACGCTGCCCCCTGGTCCTTTAACTTAACTATAATTTCGTCACGGGTTTTTCTTTCCGTCAATACAAGCATACAGGATTTAGTAACCCCACGCTTGCCCTTAACGGTATCCATTTCCCAATGTCCGAATGTATCCCGGGTTTTGATTTCCTCGGGTCTGTTCTCTATGCTTTCACCTGCACTTGCCCTCTTTTGTACCTGTACCTTTTTATTATGTTTTTTACGCTTTCCTTTTATCGGCAATTCCTTATTAGTTAGCTTCAAAAATATACCGCTATCTATATACCTGTATAATGTCCTCACGCTTATAGAGGTTTTAAATTGCTTTTCGCCCCTCTTAATCTCTGCTAAAGCTGCTTCCGGGCTATACTTTTCATTTACTATTTTATCCTCTATGCACTCTGCCAATTCTCTATCATTTCCTATCTTTAACGCACGGCCCTTTCCCTGTTCGTTCCAATCGTGGACTTTCTGCCCTAAATCACTACTATACCTTTCTTCCTCCGTGTAGTCAGAGTTTCGGTGCATGTATTTACCCCTGTCGTACTCTCTGTATATGGTACTTCTATGAAAATGTAATTGTTTTGCAACCTCCGGCTTTGTGTGTCCGGCATTTAGCAACGCTTCCATTTTGATACGGTCGCTATGGCTCATTTGTTTAAATTCTTTTCCCATGTTCTACCTCCTACGACCAAAGGGGCAACGGGTATAAAATCCCTGCTGCCCCTTTAGGTTTTCGCCTTACTGCATTTCCCGTAGTTAAATAGAGCATAAGTTTAACCCATGCTGCCAATATCTCCGGCTACTTTTGTGTCCGAATCGGTCTATATCCTCTTGCTTTTTTCTCTTTTTCCTGCTATGCTTTTATTAAGCACTTGGGGCGGTTAGCAGGAATGTTAAGAAGTCCGCCCCTTGTGTGAATCCCTTACTTGATTACTTTCTTACTTCATCAAGTATCTTGTCTATATGTTCTACTGTTTTAAGTTCTCCGTTTGCTCTTGCGACCTCCCGGATTGATACTAACATTGCGATTAAATCAGCTTTGCTCATTTCTTCGTTCTCCATTTCGTAACTCCTTTCCTGCTATCTCCTTGCTACAATTATATTATATACTTGCACAAGTATATTGTCAAGGGTTTTTGCTAAATTTGTGCTACAAATTTTCAACTTTTTTCAAGCCTGCGTATTCCTCAACGATTCTTTGTAATTTGTCGGTAAAGTTCTTTCCCGGACTTCGTTCTATAATTTCCACAATCTCCGGCTTTAGTCTTACGGTCTTATGAATATTACAATCATCATTCGTATATACACCGTTTTTATATGCGTACATTTACTTACCGCCCCTTTCTATCTTCTCGTTAATCGCAGCTACTACAAATTCATTTGTACTTTTGTATCCCTGCTCTTTGGCAATCTTGGCTATTTTGTCCTTTTCTCCAATCGGCACAATAACCGGGATTCTGTCGTAGTTTTTCTCATTGTACTTATTCTTCGCCCTTGTGCTTGGCTTTCCTGCTTTTTCTTCCGCCACGTCCGCTCTCCTTTCTGTGCTACAAATTCCTGACTTTGTGGCACAATTCTTTTATTTGATTCTACCACACTTTTACTACTTGCACAAGTATACAGTTTGCACAACTTTTATTTATACTTGTGCAAGTATTTTTGTGTATTATTCCGGGTTGCTTTTATACTTGTGCAAGTATATAATAGAATCATCAAGAGGAACACAACAACAAATTTTCTTATATATGGAGGTATTCACAATGGAAAGAACACTTGAAACAATCGCTATCAATTCAGCTTTAACAATCGTCAGACTTAAAGGCGAAACAAAATTTAAACATCCACTCGGCTATACCGCCCCTTGGGGATACTGCTTTAAGCACCCGGAAAAAGGCTACTTTGCTTTTGAGGGCGAAACTTCCCCATATATCCCTTGCGGTGGTAGAAAGGCTCTTGTTTCTATCATGGAGCAAGGCGGATTTCTCAATTTTGATAACGCCGTTTGGCTTCAACCGCTTACCCAAGCATAAGAAAAAACGCCCCAAGGCTTTAAATGAGCCAAGGGGCGTTTTGAGTTGTTCATATTCTCTTTTATTCTGCTTCTTTAAGTTCCGGCAATTCCGCCACGTCAAGCAAAGGAAAAACCTGTACGCCCTGCTGCTTATTCTCAATATAGGTCGTAAGGTTGCCGTTTGTTTCCCATTTCTTTTTAGCTTCCGCCAATACCGCTTCCGCAATGTTTACCAACTGCTTTTCTGTAAACAGGATTCTAATAACACTCGGTAAGTGCGTGTATAACTTCGCCACTACGTCCGACAACTTAATAATGCCTGTGCCGGCCCCACACTCTCCCTCTGCGTCTGTTACCAATTTTACCGCAATCTGCTTTAAAATTTTGGTCTGTCCTGTCTTGATTAAGTAAATAATCAATGCTACCACAAGGGCAACCAATAACACGGAATCCCAATTAACAAGTAACCATTTTAAAATCTGCATAATTCTTTACCTCCGTTATGTGTCCGAATCGGTCTATTTTACATCTGCTTTATCCACCCAACCGTAAACGCCTTTGCCGTCCTGTGAGATTAAGTGGTAAGGGTGTGTACCCTTGGTATTAAGTGCCGTAACCTTACAAGCACTTACTACGTCCTTATGTACTGCTGCCTGCTTCGCCGTAGAGGACTTATAAACCGGTCCCCCTGTAAATGTTACGGTGTCGCCCTTTTCAACGGTTGTAGGGTCATTCTGTGCGGTTGTGGATACCTCTTTTACGGAATCTGCATTAACCCAACCGTAAACGCCTTTGCCGTCCTGTGAGATTAAGTGGTAAGGGTGCGGACTTCCGGGATTGGTTGCCGTTACCCTGCACTTACTTGTTACGCCCTTTGTATAGGTCGCATTTTTCGCCATAGAGGACTTATAAACCCCTCCGCCTGTAAATGTTACGGTGTCGCCCTTTTCGACCGAATTTGAGCCGTCCTGTGGCTTTGTGGGCGGTGTCTGTGGGGTTGGCTCTTCCTTTCTCTCAATGTCCGCTAAATCACTTGCCTTTACGGCTTCGTATACGCTATTTCTGCGGTTTGCGTATTTGCCTAACTTGGAATCATCTTTTAAGGCGTATTCGTGGATTTCTTCAAGTCCTACCTTTTCAATTCCTCCAAGTGCTTCCGCTGCCGTTTCTGCAATCTTCTTACTGCCACCGCTTCCGCCTTGGTTTTCAAGGTCTGCATAGTACGCAAGTGCCTTTAAGGAAACAATACCGACCTTTACGCCGTTTTTGACATAGCGTGTTATATCTTCGTCCGCTAAATCGTCCTGTGCTTCCTTGCCCTGCGGTGTGGAAAGCAATTTAGAAATTGCCTTTGCTTCCTCTTCGGTTGCTGCTCTTACCTGTTTATCCCATGCTTTCGGACTACTTCCGGCAATCTCGGTATAGAGTGCTTCCCCTAAAATCTCCTTTGCCTGCTCCTGGTCCTTATTTACAATGGTCTGCAAGAGGGGCAACGCACGGCCCCAATAGGCGTTCCATTGGCATTTACCTACGCTCATGCCGTGGTCGTTGTCGTTTCTGTTTACGCTCCCATAGTTGCCCTCCTGCGAATAGATAATACCACTTGCAACCTTAACAACCTTTTTAATCTGTGCTGCCGTTACTGCCATAGTCTACCTCCTATACTCTCTTTGTGTACGCAAGGCTTATATAGCCTGCACCGCTCTTTAACTTGCCCCAAGTGGCGTTACCGCTCTTTACTTCGTCTACGATTGTGTATACCTCGCCCTGCTTTACTGTGGTTGCGATTCCGTAGCCTGTGCCGGGACCCTTTCGTACATTCAGTACATCCGCCGTAACCTTAACCTTGTAACTTCCTGTATTCTGTGCCGGGGTTGTGGTCTGCGTAACCTTTCCGTCCGTCAGCTTCTCCGTGTAATCAAGGCTTATGTATCCTGCACCACTCTTTAACTTACCCCAAACGGTGCTACCGTTCTTGGCTTCGCCTACAATGGTGTATACTTCGCCTTTCTTTACCGTGGTAGCAATACCGTAATTTGTACCCGGACCCTTGCGGACATTTAAAGTACCTGTTGTGATTTTGACTTTGTAGCCGTCCACGGTTTGCGTTTTGGTATCCTCCTGCGGTTTTTCTAAGGTAACAGTTCCGCCCATAGCCTTTTTAATATCCTTGCGGAATTGTGCCATAGCAAGACCCTGCTTATTCCAAATATGCTCTACGTCGCCGTGATTGCTTGCAATCCCTCTCTTGTGACCCTCTGCATGGGAAATAATAACGCCGTCCGCCAAAGGGTCAAGATTATATAGTTTGCAAAGGTACGCAAACAGTTCTACCGCCGTCTGATAGGTCTTTAATACAAAATCCCTTGTAGCGGTCGGGTTTAAATCCGTGTAGCTGCTACCTCCTGTATACTTGATTGTGTTAGGCTCTGTCATTTCTACGCCAATGTGGGTATTGTTTCCGCTTCCCTTGCTACCGCTTCCACAATGCCACCCCCTGCGATTCCAAGGCAATAACTGTAATACCGTGCCGTCCGCCTGCAATACGGCGTGTACGCATACGTTGGCACTTGCCTTATTCCAATTATTGAAAAATACGGACGCTTTCGGTTGCGGACAACCTACGGAATGTATCATAAGACCTTTTACCGTGATTGTTCGACCGCAAGTGTAGCAAGGATTTTTTGTTACAATGCTTTCTTTGATTTTCATTGTCGTAACCTCCTATGTGATATTGTTTAGGTCAATCGGAATATCCTTTGTTTCCTCCGGGTATCCCTTTTTGATTTTAATTAGGTTTTCTGCCTTGGCTTTCCAACAATACAAGGCAATAACCGTAGTTGTCGGGGTGGCTATGTAGGTAGCCAATACCCCGAATTGTGAGTAGTCCATAAGCGTTACTTTGATACCTATATACAAACCCACAAAGTAAGTAAAAAGGACTGCCACTAAGACAGCTTTTGTAAAGTTCGGTTTTGGCAGTTTCTTTTTACCGCTTTCCTGCAACTTCTTAATAAGCCTTTCTTTGTTGGCAATCCTAAATAACAGGTAAAAAATAAGGAATCCGACTATAACGCCAAGGATTCCGCATAACAGATATTTCATATTCTCTTTTTCCTCCTACTCCTGTCCGTGTGCTTTTTGGTTTATGTGCTTCTCTACTTTTTGGATTGCTTCGCTCACGGGACCGTTGCACCCCTGCTCTTTCAATCCTTTAAGACAAGCCAAAACCGCATACGTCAGTAAACATAGTTCGTCATTAAGTTCCTGCTTATGCTCTTTTTCCTCTTTCTTGATTTCTTCAATCTGCTTTGTCTGTTCTTCCTGCTTCTCAAACCACTTAAAAATCTTGTAGCCAAACCCTGCAAGGGTCGCTATTGCCCCTACAACGCCTGCTA